GATGAAAAGTATGAATCTAGACCTCGTATACAACGGGAATATTATTAATGGGTTATTTACAAGTTTTAAATTTAATGATCAAAGCATACAAGGCAGCTCGAGGAGTTATGCCTAAAGGACTTGATCTTTTAAAGCTACAACAAAGAGCAAGAAAGAAAGTTATTGATTCTAACAAAGTTGTACAGTTTCCAAAAGATAGAATTACAAATCCTTTCAAACCAAGACCTACAAAACCAGAAGGTACTATACCTGTAACTGTAAAAGGTAAGACATCAAAGATGTCACCTGAAGGCATTATGAATATGCTAACGAAACAAGGTAAAGATGTTAAACTTGGACAAGCTCCTAAGACTACAAAAGTAAAACCATCTGTAGATCCTAAACTTGTACAACAAGAATCTACAAGAGAATTATATAAAAGATTAACAAGACAAAACAGAGAAGCTATTAGAAATTTTAACAAAAGAAACAAAGATGATCCAACTAAAAAAGCTAAAGGTGGAATAATGGGTTATGCTGTAGGTGGTAGAACACAAAACCTAATAGGCACTTATCAAGCTAATCCAACTTTGCAAGATCAATATACTCAACAAGAATATTTAGATTTATTTGGTACGGGAACAGCTCAACCTCAAACCGTTAATTCTGTTTTACAAAATATGGTACAACCTACAAGAGTAGCAGCTGCTCCTGTTGTTCCTCCTGTTATAAAACCAATTATTATACCAGGACAAGAAGGTGATGGTGGATCAGGTATAACTAATATAAATAGAAATAAAAATTTTGATTATGAAACAGAAGCTTATGGAATTAATCCAACAGGATTAAGTAAAAATGTTTTTGATTATGAATATGAAGCAGCTAATGAAGACGAAGGCATTCTTAAAACATTGTTATCAATGTCTCCAGCTTTAAATGCTTTTAAATTTGTAAGAGATAAAGGTATTGCTGCTAAAAATAGATTTGATAACTTTATGGAAGATCAAAGAAATAAAAGAATACAAGAAGAAAAAGATGCAGCACAACGTGAGTTTGATAGATTAAATGCATTAAGACAGATAAGAGATGCAGAGTCTATGAGTGGTGGACCTGGTGAAACAACTCAAGGAACATTTGGTTCATCAGTCAATGACCCATCAACATTTAGTGATTATTCATAATGGCCGAAACCCTATTCACAGATATACTTACGCGATTAAGACCGGGTTATAAGAATGGTGGTCGTCTACCAGCTAATTTTTCTTTAAAACCAGGTGCTCAAGGTGATTATAATTCTCCCGGAAGAATAGCACAACGAGAAAAGTTAAGACAAAAATCTTTTAAAAAGTTAGCTCCTATCTTAGATAAAGCTTTTAAAGAAAATAAACTTGGCACATTAAAAACAAACGTAACTAGTTTAGGAAATCCTACTGGCGGAGTGCTTCGTAATTATGATGCAACTCAACTTGGTAAAGTTGCTAAAAGTAGTCCTACTTATGATTCTAAATTTGCTAAAGATTATATTAAAAGATTAAATAAAGAATCAAAAAGAAAATATACTCTTGCTGATATTAATAAAGCTTATAAAGCAAAAGAGGCTTCAAGATTAAAAGCAAAACAAAAACAGCCAAGAAGATTGCAAACTTTCGCTGCAAAAACTCAAACACAAGCCGACATTTTAAATTTAGTTACAAAAAATAAAAATATTACAAAAATAAGTCAAATTGCAAAAGCTTTAAGATTACCAGAAGAAGTAATTATTAAAGAAGCAGATAGAATATATGACAAAGTATATACAACAAAAATGCAATTAGGAAAAGGACAACCAATTACAAGAAATTATTTACCCATTAGTAGAAATTTTTCGTCAGCTCAAAACGAAAAAATATTAAACAAACTGTTAGGTAAATTAGAAAATGTAGATGGGTTTCAAAAACAATTTCAAAGAAATGCTAGAAAATTAGTTTCAGAAGCCTATGGTCCTTCCGGAACAAATCCTAGTAAAACTAAATTTAAACAAGCTACAAAAAAATTAAACGAATTTTATGAGTTTAAAGCTAAAGTTAAAAAAAAATATCCTAAAGTTGTTTTAGATTTAGACCATCCTCTTTCTTATAATGCGATTAAGAAAGCCGGCGGGAAAGGTGAAAAATTTTTATATATTACTCCTGTAGATAAATCTTTTAATAGAGGAACTAAACAAAGGTTTGACATGCGTTATGATAGATTTAATCAAGAAATTAAAGATGGTATAAATGTAAAAGAAAATATTAAAGGTCGAAGAGAGTTAACAAAATTAGCCAAAGATTTAAAAATTCCTGTTGGTAAAGCTACAGCAACTACAGTTAAAGGGTTTGGTACAAAACCTTTATTAAAAAGTGATCTTATTGCAGAGGCTGTAGAACAAACAAGGTTACAAAACCAGATTGTGGACAACATTAAAAATTTAAGAAAGTCTAAACAGCTTGAAGATAGACTTGAAAAAGCTGGTATGAAAAATTATAAACTTAATATAAAACCAATTGGAAAAAAAGTTCTTTCTGGAATAGGAACATTAGCAAAAGGTTTTGGTAGAGTGGTTAAACCAGTAGGATATGCTTTAGGAGCTAATGCTGTTCTTCAAGCTAAAGCACAAGCCGATGAAATGGATATTCAATTAAAGCCTCAAGATTATTTTATGGCTCTAGAAATGGGAGATGCACAAGCAGCTTTAGATATGTATAAAATGCGAAATGATCCAAAATTTTACCAACAACAGATGGTGAACTTACCTCAAATACAGTCAGAGGGTTTTGAGATGATGGAGGAAGAAGACTTTACATCCTACTTTAATGGGGGTATAGTTGCCGTCAAAGGTGTAAAATAACTAACAGGAAAGAGATATGGTAGATAGCGTAGATAAATCATTACCCAACGTAGACATTGAAGATAAAACAAAAGAAGTCGAAGTAGGCGTTCCGGGCACAGAAGATGTAATTACAACAGACGAAACAGAAATCACTATGGATGACCAAGGTGGTGCTGAAATTTCTTTTGATCCAAAAGCACAAGCTTTAGAATCAAAAGGACATTTTGATAATCTTGCAGAACTTATGGGTGATGAGTCATTAGACGAGATTGGAGTTTCACTTTACGACAACTACAACGAATACAAAGAATCAAGAGCTGACTGGGCAGACAGTTATAGAGAAGGTTTAAATTTATTAGGTTTCAAATACGAGAGAAGAACAGAACCCTTCAAAGGTGCATCTGGTGTTACTCACCCTGTACTTGCGGAAGCGGTTACACAATTTCAAGCACAAGCTTACAAAGAATTATTACCTGCAGATGGTCCTGTACGTGCACAAATTTTAGGTGATGTTACAAATGAAAAACAAGACCAAGCAAACAGAGTAAAAGATTTTATGAATTATCAACTTATGGATCAGATGAAAGAATATGAACCAGAGTTTGATCAAATGCTTTTCTATCTACCCCTAACCGGTTCTACTTTTAAGAAAGTTTATTATGACGATCTTTTAGGTAGAGCCGTCTCTAAATTTGTACAAGCAGAAGATTTAATTGTTCCTTACACTGCATCTAGTTTAGATGATGCTGATTCTGTAATACACGTGATTAGAATTTCTGAAAACGATTTAAGAAAACAACAAGTAGGTGGTTTTTATAGAGATGTAGAACTAGGACAACCTCCAATTAACGAAAGTGAAATTAAAACTAAACAATTAGAATTAGAAGGTGTTACAAGAAACGATCAACAAAACGATAACATGTATACTCTATTAGAGATACATACTGATTTAGATTTAGAAGATTATCCTGATGTTGATCAGAATAATGAACCAACAGGAATTAAATTACCTTACATTATTACAATTGATGAGTCTTCTCAAAAAGTTTTATCTATTAGAAGAAACTATGAACCTAATGATCCTTTAAAAAAGAAAAAAGATTACTTTGTTCAGTTTAAATTTTTACCAGGTACAGGTTTTTATGGCTTTGGTTTAATTCATATGATTGGTGGTTTATCTAGAACTGCAACAGCTGCATTAAGACAGTTATTAGATGCAGGTACTTTAGCTAACTTACCAGCAGGTTTTAAAACTAGAGGAATAAGAATCAGAGATGATGCACAACCATTACAACCTGGTGAATTTAGAGATGTAGATGCACCTGGTGGAAATATTAAAGATCAGTTTATGCAATTACCATTTAAAGGTCCTGATCAGACTTTATTACAATTAATGGGTATTGTAGTTCAAGCAGGTCAACGCTTCGCGTCCATCGCAGATGCACAAGTAGGCGATATGAACCAATCAGCAGCTGTGGGCACTACAGTGGCGTTATTGGAACGTGGATCGCGGGTAATGTCAGCTATACACAAAAGATTATACGTAGGTTTAAAAGAAGAATTTAAATTATTAGCTGATGTATTTAAAACTTACTTACCAGCTGAATATCCTTATGATGTTCCAGGTGCTACAAGAAATGTAAAAGTAAAAGACTTTGATGACAGAATAGATATTGTTCCTGTAGCTGATCCAAACATATTCTCACAAACACAAAGAATTAATTTAGCTCAAATACAATTACAACTAGCTCAATCTAATCCAGAAGTTCATGATCTATATCAAGCATACAGATCTATGTATAATGCGATTGGTATTAAAAATGTAAATGCTATTTTACCACCACCAGTGCAACCAACGCCAATTGATCCAAGTATGGAAGAGATTGCAGCGATGGCAGGTAAACCTTTTCAAGCTTTTCCTGGTCAAGACCATAAAGCACACATTGATGCACACTTAAACTTTATGAAATCTAATATGATACAAAATTCACCTGCTGTAATGGGTGCATTACAAAAAAATATCTTGGAAAGAATTAGTTTAATGGCACAAGAACAAATTCAATTAGAGTTTCAACAAGAATTAATGCAAGCACAACAAATGCAACAAGCTTTACAAGCTCAACCAAACAATCCACAGTTAATTCAACAAGTAACTCAACTCACTCAAACGATAAATGCGAGAAAAGCGGTGTTGATTGCTGAAATGACTAAAGATTACATGGACGAAGAGCAAAAAATCATGGGTGAATTTAGTGGTGATCCATTAATTAAGCTAAAAGCTAGAGAAGTTGACCTAAGAGCAGCTGATTTAGAGCAAAAAAAGAAAAATGAGAACCAAAGAATGAATCTAGACAAAGCAAAAGCTATGATGAACCAAGAAAATCAACAAGAAAAGCTACAACAGAACGAAGATCTAGCAAAATTACGTGCAGGAGTGTCATTAGCTAAACAAGGTATGGCTGATCAAAGTAAGATTCACGATTTTGGTAGAAATTTTGGAAAAAAGTAGATATAATTAAAACACAAGGAGAAAAATATGGGCAAAGATTGGACAAGAGGACAGGCTTACGTAAAAGCACCTAAAATTGAAAAAGAATTAGGTGTTGGCAAAGATGGTTACCAAACAGGTGGTGTTACTATCGAAGCTACTGATCCATTAACATCACAAACAGTGAATGTTAAAGGAACTAAAGCTATGAGAGCCGGTAAGAAACCAGTTAAAGCTACTTGGTACTAATATGGCGTGGTTCAGTTTAGCAAAGATTGCTATGCAAGCTGGCGCAAAGATATATTCTAATCGTCAGAAAACTAAAATGGCCATGTCTGATGCACAACTAATGCATGCAGAAAAAATGGCTCGCGGTGAAGAATCTTACCAAGGCAAACTTCTTGAAGCGAGACAAAACGATTATAAGGACGAATTTGTCCTCGTAATAATTTCGGCGCCTATCGTAGTTTTAATGTGGGCGGTCATGTCGGACGATCCGACTGCTATGGAGAAGGTAAAGTTATTCTTCGAATACTTTCATGAGCTTCCGAAATGGTTCACGAATTTATGGGTGCTTGTAGTTGCGAGCATTTTTGGTATAAAGGGAACACAAATATTTAGAAACGGAGCAAAAAAATGAGAAACGACTTTGGAACAAGATACTCTCCACCAAGATTTCCTTACGGACAAGGAAAGAAAAAAGGTGGTAGTGTAAAGAAAAGAAAAAGACAAGGCTACAATGATAGACTTGATGAATCTTTAGGTGCTAGAAATGGTAAAAAATCTCAAAGCTTTAAAGCTAGAAGAGATGAATCTAAAGGTATGGAAAAAGCAATGGGACGTAGAGCTTACGCAAGTGTAAGAACTATGGACAAAGGAAAAAGGAAAAAATAATGGCAAACACAAGACGTATGAACAGACTTGAGGAACTTGGCCGAGTAGATGCTGAAAAAGCAAGAACTAGAAAAGGCAAAAGAAATCTTAAGGATGAAAAGAAAAGAATAGTTAGAGAGCTAAAAAGAGGCGGTGGATTAGCTAAAAGAGGAATGGGACAAGCTATGAAAAAAGGCGGTCACGTTAAATCTATGGGCAAAGCTACTAGAGGTGGCGGAGTCGCTAAAAGATAATGGCTGACAAAAAATGGATTCAAAAAGCAGTTAAGAAACCAGGTGCTTTAAGAAAATCTCTAGGAATCAAAAAAGGTAAAAAGATTCCTGCAAAAACTTTAGCAAGAGCTGCTAAAGCAGGTGGTAAGTTAGGCCAACGTGCTAGACTTGCTCAAACTTTTAAGAAAATGAGAAGAAAATAATGAGAGCAATTAAAAAAGTTAAACCAACATTAGGTTTAAAGAAAACTCAAGAGTATAAGAGAAAGCTCAAGTTAAAAAGAAAAGGAAAAAAATAATGGCTGGAAAATATGGAATACAAATGAGAGGATCTGGTCGAGCTCTTATGAAAAAAGGTGGAAGTGCTATAACTGTTAGAGATATCAATAAAAATGATAAAAAAGATGGTTTTGAAATAGCTAGAGCTAAAGGCATGGCTAAAGGTATGGGTAAAGAATTAAAAATGAAAAAAGGTGGTTCAAGCAATTATCATACTACTAAAGATGGACGTAGAGTGAAAAAAGGTTTGTACTATTATATGAATAGAGCTAAAAAAAGAGGAACAAGTAAACCAGGTAAAGGTTCTGTTACAGACAAAGCTTTAAAAAGATCAGCTAAAACTGCTAAAAAATAAATTATGAGAAAACAGGATAATATGCCTGCAAGAAATAAAAAAAACTTTAGACCTACAAAGTCTGGAGCAGGAATGACTCG